CCGTCCAGTCACTCTCCGGGTTCCTTACAGCGGTTTCTCTCATACAGTCTGTCCACACGTGCGGACAGGTTCTCGGCGCGTGCCAGCATCCTCTCAAGGACACCGGCCTCGATGTAGCATATTTCCATATTTTCAACTCGTTTAAATGTCAGTGCGAATATAAGGGAAGAAACCTTGAGAAACAAGCACGATCGGTACACTGGCAGGAATAGTCATGGATAGTCGGTTTTTGTCATGACGGAAAAGACGGTGAAAAGAAAAAAAATGCTTTCCCAAAGGGAGTCGTGGAGCCAGACCCCCTCACTGGAAAACAGGATACGGCGGACATCCGATACCGTAAAAAGGAAAAATCTTCACACAAAAACTGGCGGGAATCGCAATAATAAAGGAGCGGATTTCTCAACCCGTGATGTAACCGTACTTTTTCAGGTCGTCCATGAAATGCTCCGGCGTGTCGGTCCTCACCGTCACTCCGTGCAGTTCCTTATACCGTCCGGAGAAATTTACCATGTACTCCTCGTTGGTGCACCCGCTGTCAAACCAGCTGCCCTCACGCAGGACGCGTACAAACTCGGAAGGGTCGGAGGCGGCAATCCTGCCGCCATCCGCCAAAATATACATATGCTTGTTCATGCCGATAGTTTTTTCGTTCTTAATTTATAATATAGTTTCTGTTCACTGTCAAGGAAGGGAATGTCCTGAAGTGCGGTGGCTGCGGGCACCTGTCCCCTTGTGGCAAAGGTAACCAATTTGTGGAGAAACAGCACCCAGTTACGCATTTTTGTGAAGTTGGTCGTTCCCGAATGCTGGCGGAACTCGACCGTCTTGTGCCGTGAGTAGGCCTCAAGGTTCACCTTATGGTAACGGTCACCGATCCTTCCTTTTAGCTCGTCCACCGTCCGGGCGGAACGTATCATCCCGTCAGAGACATGGCCCAATCCCTTGCAATAGTAGTTGTCCCTACGGGATGCCGGCATGAACCTGTCGATGACCGGTTCCAGGTGCTTGTAGCTCAAGGCCAGGTTACGCCAGGTTTCCATGTTGAAACCGGCGGCATCGATATGTACGTGAAGCCCGCAGCTCCCGTTCACCTTCACGTCACACAGGTCGAGCACCCAGCAGACCTTCTCCAGTTCCCGCAGGCCGGCTTCACCGACCAGGATCGGACTGACCAGCTCGAATGTGTCGTTACCGCTTATGCTGCTGTCCGTCACGAGTTTCCAATGCGGACGGGTGGTATGGTTGTAGCTTTCCACCGTAACCTCGATGCCGGCCTCCCTGAGCTCGCGTGCGAGCCGTTCACGGGAACAGTTGTAGGCCTCGATCTCGATACCGAACTTGCGGTTGAAAGTGTAATCCGGTGCGGCTGTCGCCGGATGGATATTCAGACCCTCCTCACGTTCCCTCATCCGGCGCAGGGCGTTCACTACAAAGCCGTAATTGCCGTTGGTCACCATTCTCGCAATTTCCGCACGGGGAACCCCCAGAAGGAACAGCTGCCGGATCTTGCTTGTCTTCGTTGTCTCTTGTGCTAAAATGCTCCTAATTTGCTCGTTCATAACTTGTTACCTCCTTTATGATTCTACTACTAAGGTAATGCTTCTATAGGAGAAGTCGTAATTATAAGAGCCTTATTATCACGCTATTAGCTTACTTTATCTTAGGCTAAAAGTCCTTATTTAAGGTGTCTGTATCCTAACATCCGCTACCGGTCGATATCGGATTCCTCCAGATTGATGGCATATCTTCTCTACCGATTCAGGAAGGTCTGTTCTTTTCCTTTTCTGAGTTCATATCTTAAAATCTTAAATTATTAAATTACACAACCGGTATTGTCTCGGAATACAAAATAAAGGAAGAAGAGGACCGGACGGAACGAAACCACCTGTCACTTATAGTCATCTAAAGCCGATTATCACTATGATACACATGAGGGAGACGGACATACCGTTCCTCTCGGACGGTTCTTCCTATGCGGAGGTGGCGTCAGAGGCTCGCTGCCTGTAGCGGCTGGAAAAACGGGCGGGATTCCGTTTCCCTGTCCACCTATCCTTTTAAATCCTTATGGGCAGGTGTGGGAGCATGCATCCACCCTGATACGGATTCTTAAATTATCGGTCTACAAGAAGTGTGAAAGTATCAATCCGTTAATGGAACCATGAGAAGCAAGCATGACCGGCACACCGGCAGGAATAGTCATGGATAGTCGGTTTTTGCGATATGGGAAGGAAAAAGAAAGCCGAAGCGGGTCTGGATCCACTACCCCCTTTGGGTATGTGAGAGGAACGTTGCGATGAAAGAAAAAACTCCTCTTCACGCATGGATAAGGCAATGCCGGAAGTCCGGCAATAAAAAGATGTGGCTTCTCTACCCGGGTAAATGCCACGATTACAGACTTCTTCTTGTTTCCATACCATCAGGCCGATTACCCTCAGGTTAAAAACTTATCCAGAATATCCGAATCCAACCCGGACAGACCCGGATGGGATAGGCGATGATGCCACCGGATATGTGTATAGCCATATGACCGGACATGGAGATACGACGATAACGATACGTCCTTCTATCGGAATAAGGATATAGCGGGATGCACGGATAACCATATATGATTATCGGAACAGCGGTGTGGCAGGCTGTGGGTATATGACAGCGTCCATATACCTGATCTCGTTTTTTTATTATCGGTATTTCAAATGTCTCAAAAGCCTCTTTGACAGGTTTCCATCCGGGATGATCGCCTGAATTCGCATGTACCGGACTTTCTATTTACCTGATTCCGTAATCGTTCCTGCCATCCGTTTTTTCTCTGCGGCTGTCGCTTTTTTCCTTGTGGCATCATGGTCTGTTACCGGATGGGAAGAGCCATCTCCATCACAACCATGAATTATAGTGTAGCCATATTTGTATATATCCGTATGATACGCTATCCGGATAATGCTATCACAGAATTGCGATATAGCCGGATATCAAAATAGGGATAGCCGGGAGCGAAGGGAGCACGCATCCTTCCGGATATAGATATCTCAAAATCTCCATTTGCAGAAGTGTATAAATATCAATCCATTAATGGAGATTATAAAGAAAAAACATAAGTCACACACGACTACCTGTCATTCTCCATTTGCGGATGTGTAGAAGTATCAATCCATTAATGGAGACGATGAAGAAAAACAATAAGGCGTATACGGCTACCTGTTATTCTCCATTTGCAGAAGTGTAGAAGTAGCAATCCGTTAATGGAGACGATGAAGAAAAACAATAAGGCGTATACGGCTACCTGTTATTCTCCATTTGCAGAAGTGTAGAAGTAGCAATCCATTAATGGAGACGATGAAAAAACAATAAGGCGTATACGGCTACATGTCATTCTCCATTTGCAGAAGTGTAGAAGTAGCAATCCGTTAATGGAAACAATGAAGAAAAAACATAAGTCGTACACGGCTACATGCCCATTCTCCATTTGCAGAAGTGTAGAAGTAGCAATCTGTTAATGGAAATAATGAAGAAAAACAATAAGGCGTATACGGCTACATGTCATTCTCCATTTGCAGAAGTGTAGAAGTAGCAATCCATTAATGGACAATAGGGCATGTAAAGGGCAGATTTTCCGTATATTCGCCTCCTTATCCCCGAATTATGGGCGTAAGTCACATGGTCATGGAGATATATCTATCCTTTAATGGGGAGAACAGCCGGCAAATATCTGATGGAAAAGCCTCACAAACCACAGGAAAATAGCCACACAATGGTCTGATACACAATAATTATTGGAGAAACATGGTCCGCTCCTGCGGACAGCAAGTTGTCTTTTCAGCAATTTAATGCCTTTTTATTCTCTTCATTAACCGGGTTCTTTCCTTCCGGTGTGTAGAGATGGTCGATGCGAGAGGCATATGCTTTTTCTATTTTCCCGCGGACGATCTTCATCGTGCTGTTGACCATGCCGTTCTGTTCGGTGAAAGGCTCCGGCAGGATAGCAAAAGCTGCAGGCAGCCAGCGATCGGGGAAAAGGGCGGACAGGTCGCCTCCCTTGCGGAAACGGTCTATCTGGGATTGGATGATCCGGATTGCCTCTTCGCGTCCTTTATCGGATGAAAGATCAAGATACTGGTACGTCAGATGCTTCTTCAGCCGGTCTTTGTTAGGGACGACGAGGGCAACGGTATAGGGACTCTGGTTGTTATACAGGATCAGCTGGTCGATGCAGGAAGAATGTTCGACGAGTGCCTCCTCGATCCCTTCCGGACTGTATTTTTCCCCGTCACTACCGATCAGCAGACTTTTGAAACGTCCGAGGACGTAGAGCAGACCGTCATGCCCCATATATCCCATATCCCCAGTGTAGAGCCACCCGTCGCGTACGGTTTCGGCAGTTGATACCGGGTTCTTCCAGTAGCCGGCCATCACATTCTCGCCCCGTATGACGATCTCTCCTTTTTCGCCTGCCGGGAGTTCTTTTCCGTCGGCATCGCATATTTTCAGGTCGAGCGGACGGACCAACATGCCGCTGCTGCCGAAGGTATGCCGGTGCGGGCCGTTGGTGGAAATTACGGGAGTCGCTTCGCTTAGTCCGTACCCTTGGTACATAGGAAGTCCGATTGCGTAGTAGAACTTTTGCAAGTCTTTATCAAGCAATGCGCCACCGCCGATGAAAAACTTCAATTGTCCGCCGAAGTTTTCACGGACTTTCGTGAAAAGCACGTGGTCGAACAGACTCACGAGCGGTTTCAGCAGGAATCGGGCACCACGTCCCTTATCTTCTCCGCCGTCTCCGTTATAGATGTAAGCCACTTTGAGGGCAAAGTCGAACAAACGGGTTATATTCTTGCCCTGGGCACGGATGCCTTGTTCGATATTCTTTTTGAAATTCTTGGCCAGTGCCGGGACGCTCAGGATCAAGTAGGGCTTGAACTCTTTGATGTTGACCGGAATGTTCTTTAATGTTTCCAGCCCTGTCCGTCCGACTTGTACTGTTGCTACGGATGCTCCTTTCGACATGAAGATATAGAAACCGACCACATGCGCGAAACAATGGTCGAGTGGGAGGATTATTAATGTGCGCCATGTATCGTCGATATCGACACAAGATAGGGCTTGCTCCACGTTCGCCGTATAGTTACGGTGCGTCAGGATGACACCTTTCGGGGCGGCCGTCGTGCCTGAGGTATAGGTAATCGTCGCATAGTCGTTATTCTGTAAGGATTGTCCGACAGCAAGGAAGTCTTCCAGAGAATGAGATGCCAGATATTCTTTCCCCATCCGGAATACTTCGGACCAGGATATTTCTTTTTCTTTATATTCCGGCAGTTCGTCTATCACAATTATTTTTTCGACTAAAGGCAATTTATCCATGATAGCCCGTATCTTTTTGAGCTGGTTGCCGGAAACCAGGATATATTTCACATCGGCATGCACAAGACGGAACAGCAGGTCGTTCGCTTCTTCGAGCTTGATGGAAAGCGGGACGTTGGTCGCGCCGGCATAGAACATGGCCAGTTCGCCGATGATCCAAGCATTACGGCCTTCCGAAAGGAGCGCCATATTGTCGCCCTTCTTCACTCCGAGAGCTATCAGTCCGGCACCGGCAGCGTAGACTTGTTGCTGAACTTCCTTGTAAGTGGTCGGTTCGAAGGCATCCCTGGTTTTTTCCCACAGGAAAGGATTGTCGGGATATTGTTTTACCGAATTTTCGAAAAGGTCTATAATTGTCTTCTTCATATTATTTATTTTTGTATTTGTACTTTCCCGATTTCATCCAGGTAATTACAAGCCACCTCTACCGTTGGTACATTCTTGATCACGATACTGCGTTTTCCGTTCTGTTCGCGAAGCGTGCATTCGCGTGGATGCTTTTGGATGAAGCCGAGCAGCTTGTCGAAGGCCTCGCTTTCGTAGTAAGGACTTTCGGGATTAGTGACGAGAAAAATGCTCATCTGCCCTTTTTTCAGAATGACTTTTTCCATACCTAACGTCTTTGCCATACGGCGAAGGCGAACGACACGGATCAGTTCTTTCCCTTCTTTCGGCACTTTCCCGAAACGGTCTTTCAGACGCTCGGTAAAAGCAAGTATATCACGCTCTTCCTCCATCTTGTCCAGTTCACGATAGAGGGAGACACGTTCGGAGTCATTCGGGATGTAGGTCGGTGGGAACATCAGTTCCAAATCGCTTTCGATATAGGTTTCACGGACATATTCGCTACCGGTGTCGGGGCGATTTTCGGTAGCGTTGGAATACAGGTCGGCAAATTCTTCCGCTTTCAGTTCGTCAACGGCTTCTTCCAGGATTTTCTGGTACGTTTCGTAGCCCAAGTCGGCGATGAAACCGCTTTGTTCGGCACCTAACATATTACCGGCACCCCGGATGTCAAGGTCCTGCATGGCGATATGGATGCCGCTTCCCAACTCTGAAAAATTCTCGATCGCCTGCAGACGGCGGCGTGCTTCCTGCGTAAGACTTGACAAGGGTGGAGAGAGGAGATAACAGAAGGCTTTCCGGTTACTTCGCCCGACACGACCGCGTAGTTGATGCAGATCGGACAATCCGAACTGTTGTGCATTATTGATGATGATCGTATTTGCATTCGGTACGTCGATGCCACTCTCCACAATGCTCGTGGCGATCAGTACATCGTATTCGTAATTGACGAAATCCAGAATGATCTTTTCCAGCTTCTCCGGTTCCATCTGCCCGTGACCGACAGCGATACGGGCATCCGGCACCTCACGTTTGACAAGTGCTTCCATTTCATAAATATTTTGGATGCGATTGTTGATGAAAAAAACCTGTCCGTTACGGCTCATCTCGAAATTGATGGCTTCTCGAATGATGTCCGGGTTAAAACGTTCTACCTCTGTTTGAACCGGATAGCGGTTGGGTGGGGGAGTCGTGATGCTCGACAAGTCACGGGCTCCCATCAACGAGAATTGCAGGGTACGAGGAATCGGAGTGGCGGTCATGGTGAGCGTGTCGACGTTGGCTTTCAGCTGGCGTAGCTTCTCTTTGACGGATACGCCGAATTTCTGCTCCTCGTCGATAATCAGCAGACCGAGATCTTTGAATGTGACATCTTTTCCGACGATTCGATGGGTACCGATGATAATGTTGATATTTCCTTCTTTCAAGTCTTTCAAAGTTTCCCTTATCTCTTTCGCCGTACGTGCCCGGCTGATATATTCGATTCGGCAGGGAAAATCTTTCAACCGTTCGGAAAATGTTTGATAGTGCTGGAATGCTAATACTGTAGTCGGGACCAGCACGGCAACTTGCTTGTTGTCCGAAACGGCTTTGAAAGCGGCACGAATGGCTACCTCCGTTTTCCCGAAGCCTACATCTCCGCAAATCAGTCGGTCCATCGGACGGTCGTTCTCCATATCGGCTTTGACATCGGCTGTTGCTTTCATTTGGTCAGGGGTATCTTCGTAGATAAAGCTGGCTTCCAGTTCGTGCTGCATGAAACTGTCTGGGCTGTAAGCGAAACCTTTTTCCTGTTTTCGTTTGGAGTAGAGGAGAATCAAATCGCGGGCGATATCTTTTACTTTTGACTTGGTGCGTTCTTTCATCTTCTCCCAGGCCCCTGTTCCGAGTTTACTCAGCTTGGGCGGTTCCCCACTGTCTTTGCCTTTATACTTGGATAGCTTATGGAGAGAGTGAATGCTGACAAATATAATGTCGTTGTTCTGGTAGATCAGCCTGATGGCTTCCTGCATTTTTCCGTTTACTTCCGTACGGACTAGCCCGCCGAATTGTCCGACACCATGATCGATATGTACGATATAATCGCCGGTCGTGAATTGGTTCAACTCCTTCAACGACAGAGAGAGTTTTCCACTTCTTGCTTTATCGCTTTTCAAGTTGAATTTATGAAAGCGGTCGAACAACTGGTGATCCGTGAAAAGGCAGACACGCAAGGTCTCATCGGCAAAACCTTCATGAATGGTCTTGTTGACGGAGGTAAAAGGTATGTCGTCTCCCCGATCCTCAAAAATGGCCCTGATACGGGTTGCTTGCTTTTCTACATCGCTCAGTATATATAATGTATAGCCGTCTTCTAAATATTTATGGAAAGACTCGCTTACCAAATCGAAATTTTTATGATAAATCGGTTGTGCTTCCATTGAGAAAGTCAGGGTGGCATCGGCTACTTCCATAGGCCGCGTACCAAAATGGAGCCGGCAGAAACCAAGTGCCGCATGTAGAAAATCCTCTCCGGTAATTAATTTGGCCCGCAGTTGCTCGATGTTGGCAAACGATTCTTCGTCCCCGATGATTGGTTCTTCATTCCAGATACTGCCGATACGTTCTTTTACCCATGCCATGTCTTTGCTAGCGAGCAGTGTCTCGGATGGCAATGAATCTAGTAAGGATGAGTTGGTCCGGTTTCCTTTTGTCATTTCGGGCACGATATAGATGCTGTCCAGTTTTTCTTTGGATAGCTGTGTTTCCACATCGAACGAACGGATCGTCTCTACCTCGTTTCCAAAGAAGTCGATACGATAGGGAAATTCATACGAGAACGAGAACACATCTAAGATACTGCCGCGCATTGCATACTGCCCTGGTTCATAAACATAATCTACCTGCTCGAAGCCGTATTCGTCCAGTACGTCAGAAACAAACATATTGTCCAACCTTTCGCCGACACTGATCTTCAGCGTGTTTTCTTTCAAGACCTCCCGTGAAATTACTTTCTCCGCCAATGCTTCCGGATAGGTGACAATGATGAAGGGAGCAGTCGGATCCTGCAGCGTGCTGAGAACTTCTGTCCGCAGGATTTCGTTGGCTGGATCCACATGTCCGTACTTGATAGCACGTCGGTAAGCAGAAGGAAAGAAATAGATTCCGTCACCTCCTGTGAGTTGCACCAGATCGTGATAAAAGTAGCCGGCATCCTCTAGGTCATTCAACACACACACATAACTTCCTCTTCTTTTTGAAAAAAGAGAAGCTATTGTCATTGCGGCCCCTGAACCGTTCAGTCCTTTCAGAAATATATTGCGGGACGTTTTGTTTTTTAACAGGGTATTTAATGCCGCCACTTGCGGATGGGCGGCATATTGTTTTAGTAAATCTTGTACCTCCAACGGATGAATTGAAAATTGATAATTATATATGCGCAAAATTACGGAAAATGTTACAATAATCTTCCTAAAACCAATGAAAATATCTACCTTCGCGCTTGGGTTGTCAATTGAAATGAGCAGGATCTTCTCATTTTCAATTCTCAATTCTCATTTTTCAATTAAACAGTGGATTATGTCAGACAGTATTGTTAACTGAAGCATATTCTTTGTAATGCTAATCTCCCATAACTGATTATTAAAAAGGTTATTGTGGCTGTTTGAGATATAATGACTTAGGACTATTTGACCAGTTTTTACCTCCTTACATTGCTGGTTTAACATGGAAGTCTTGCCAGAATAAAAGGCTCCGTTTACAAATAGTTTACAGTGATGGCTTATTTCAAAGTTTGTGTCAGGGGGAAAAGAAAAGATAATACATATCCTATTTATATCAGGGTAACTCACCTTCGTCAAGTAGGATATATCAAGACAAATAAGGTATGCAAAGCTAAGTTTGTCCGGAATGGTGATATAACAGACCCTTATATCATTAAAGATGTGTATGTCCAAATAGAAACTTATTTGGATCGTTTGAATCGTATCAATACGGAAGGATGGAATTTGGAGAGGGTTATGAATTTTCTTAAGAATGACCGGGACTCTATTTCGTTTTCTGACTTTGGCCGAGAGTTTATCTTGAAAATGGAGAATGAAGGCCGGGGAAGAAGTGCGAAAAACTATCTGTTAGCTCTTAAGAGCATGGAGAGTTACTTAGGTAACCGAAATATATCTTTTTCCGATATAACGTCCTTTTTTCTGAAGGATTGGATTTCTTCTATGAAAAACAGCAGACAGAAAAAGAATGCCTATCCGAATTGCGTGAAAACCATGTTTAGGGCCGGATGCGATAAATATAATGACTACGATACCGGTGAGATGCGCATCAGGCATGATCCGTTTCGTGTGGTAAAGATACCTCCTAAGAATATTGCAGACAAGAAGGCGCTGCCGGTAGATGTTCTCAGGCGTTTTTTTGATGTTGATATTTCCTCTTTGAAACCAAGTAAGCGAGGTATGCCACCAAGAGCATATATCGCCAAAGATGTATCATTGTTGGTGTTTTGCCTGGTTGGAATAAATACGGTGGATCTTTACAATTTGGGTAAAGGTTGTTATAAGGATGGAAAACTCTGCTATAATAGAATGAAGACAAAGGGGCGGAGAGCTGATGAGGCCTATATTGAGATAGAGGTTCCGGATTTAGTAAAACCTTTGTTTCTTAAATATCAAGGAAGAGGGGACTGGCTGTTTAATTTCAATGAAATATATGCTTCGGATAAAACTTTTAATGATTGCGTGAATAGAGGAATAAAGGATATTGTGAGATTGGGTGGTTTACCTCCTGTTTCTACATATTCATTCCGGCATTCTTGGGCTACAATAGCTCAGGTTGTTTTTGAAGCTGGGTTAGATGTTGTTGGGTTATGTCTAAATCATGCGTCTCCGCTCCGGGTTACGGCTGGTTATGTAAAAACAGACTTTAGTATCATTGATCGTTTAAATATTAAGATACTGAGGTATGTCTTTGAAGAAAAATAAAAAAAGGCGGAAATAATTTGTAGATTAAGAAAAAGCCTCTATATTTGCGGTTGAAATAGCGAGTTGGATTTTGAACGAAAGTTTGAGATCCAACTTTTTGTGTTTATATATATTGTCTTAAACTTTCTTGTAAATATCCGATAAATAACCACTTCCCTGGTGCCTTCCATAAAATTAGGCACAATGACAATATCTGTTTCAAAAAATATGTTGCTTGCGAAATTGCAGCAACTTTCTCGAATAATTCCGTCGAAATCTACGACTCCGATAGTATGCAACTACCTGTTCGAAATAAAAGATGGACGGTTGTTTATTACGACTGCCAATGACGAAGGCAGGATTACGGCCAGTTTGGAATGTATGGCAGAGGAAGATCTTTCAATCTGTGTTCCTGCCTCCATTCTTGATGGGCTGAAAACATTGCCGGAGCAGCCTCTTGATATTTATATCAATCCGGACAATAAATCGATTCTTATTAAATATTATGGAGGTAAATTCGAGGTCGTCGGATATGATTCGAAGCCTTTCCCGCAAAAGAAAAAGACAGAGATTCTTGACGAAATCCGGACTACGGCGGAAGAATTCAATAACGGTATCTCCAAAGTGATCAATTTTGCAGCTGCAGACGAACTGCGCCCTATTATGAACTCCGTATCTATTGAAACGGCTCCGGGAGAAATCATCTTTGTTTCTTCTAATGGACATGGGCTTGGTTTGTTTAAGAGAAAAAAACAATGTTGCACAGAGACCTGTTCGGTAATCATCAGCCGACAGATCGCATCTGTTTTGAAAGGGCTGATTCCGTTATCTGAAGAAGAACTAACAATTAAAGTAGGAAGCGATTGGTCGGAAATCTCTTTCGAGGATTACGAAATTTCTTTTCGTAATGTGGAAGGTCGTTATCCCAATTGGCGGGCTGTTGTTCCGAAATCCAACAATCTTGAACTGAAAACGGATACCAAATTACTATTGGGAGCCATAAAGCGCACTTCTGTATTTTCAAGTAAAGTATCATGCCTTATAAAGTTGAGTGCCCGTTATGATAAGCTTGTTGTATCGGCCCAGGACTTGGATTATTCCACTTCTGCGGAAGAAACCATTCCGGTAGAATTTGGAGAAAGGGAGTTTATTATCGGTGTGAAAGCGACTTTGATACAAGATATGATTTCTTGTATTGACGGCGATCGTTCGATACTTTCTTTCGGCACTCCCAGTACCGCTATTCTCATTGCCCCAGAGAAGCAAGCCGAGGGCGAAGAACTTACCTATTTATTAATGCCTATGACAATCCAGTAAGTTATGAAAGAGTTCAAAGATACAATACAGAAATATTTGGATCAACGAGTTGCAGAAGATCCCTTGTTTGCTCCCAAGTTTGAAAATCCTAAAAAGAATATAGATGAATGCTGTCGTTACATTTTAGGAGAAGCCCGTAAACGGGGAACTTCCGTCGTAATGAGTGATGCAGAAGTCTTTGGGATGGCCGTACATTATTATGACGAAGAGAATATCAAGATAGAAAAAGTTTCTTCCGGTTGCTCTATTTCTTCCAATCAAAAGGTAGAGTTGACGGAGGAGGACAAGAATGCGGCCCGTGAAGCGGCTATCAAACGGTTGGCCGAAGAGCAATACCGATTGCTCAAAAAGAAGCCTGCAAAGAAAAAAGCAGATGCAAATGTCCAACAAATGAGTCTGTTTTAATATGAAGCCGAGAACGAAATTGGAAAAACGGGTGACGGAGTTAAGTGGAAAGCTGCCTGCCATCACGAAGGAACAGGAAGACTGGGCCAAAGAGCATCTGTTTGGCCATCTTGCCTATAAATGTAAGGATGAGCTATGGTGTTCCGAATGTGGTAAGATGTGGGTCAATACGAGTAAAGATAAATTGGGCGAAAAAATCGAATGTCCCCATTGTCATCATCTGCTGGACGTAAAAGTCAGTCGCAAGCAGAAGATCCATAAAGAGGCGTATATGTCCATCCTGCAAGTGAAAGGCGGGTTCCAGGTGATCCGGCATATACTATGCTGGAAAAATGTTCGGAAGGAAACTTCTCCGGTGTATTATGATTTTACAGAAGTGGTTCAAGAGTGGATTCGTGAAGACGGAAAACGTACGATCATAGCCCGACCGATTAATATGGGAGGTAACGGATTTGCGTATAGTTCACCTCTCAGCATCAAAGGAGAATATGGAAGTAATCCATATAACTATTACGGTGATTTGTATGCGATATATGGAGAGCTTTATCCAAGGAAAGAGCTGCTGCCGGAATTGAAAAAACGGGGACTGAATCGATGGTTCCCGGATGTAACCCCGTCAAAATTGATACGTGACTTGTTGAAAGGCGGAAATGATGTGGAACTGTGTCTCAAGACCGGGCAAATATCCATGGTGAAGCACATGTATAAAAACGGCTTCTGTCAACTTCGCTATAAACCGTCGTTCAACATCTGCAACCGCAACCATTACATCATTAAGGACGCTTCTATGTGGGAAGATTATATGTCTTTACTATCTTATTTCGGCAAGGACTTGCGTAACGCGCATTATGTCTGTCCCAAGAACCTGAAAGTTGCACATGATAGGCTCTTGAAAAAGAAAACGGCAATAGAAGCCAAGTTGAGACAGGAAAGGAACCGTATAGCAGCTATCCGTAGGCGTGAAAAGCTCATGAAGGATATAGCCGGCTTCTACGAACGGATGAAAAAGTTCTTTGGGATGAAAATCACGGATGGCAACATAGTCATTTGCCCGTTGGAGAGTATAACCCAGTTTTATCAGGAAGGAAAGGCGATGCACCATTGTGTGTATAGTAATGGGTATTATAAACGGTCGGATTGTTTGATCCTGTCTGCCAAAGATACCGATGGAAAGCGTATCGAGACGATAGAGGTAAACTTGAAGACACTGGATATCGTCCAGTCCCGAGCCGTCTGCAATGGCGTAAGCGAGTATCACGACCAGATAGTAAAGCTGGTGAAGAAGAATATGAACCTGATTCGTCAGAAATTGATAGCATAAATGATTTAGTTGAATGGAATATATAGAATTTCTAAGAAATAAGATGGCTATCAGCCATCAAACAGGATTTGAAATTAATTCGGAAGAAATTACCCCGACATTATATCCTCATGTAAAAGATACTGTTCGTTGGGCGGTTGCCGGTGGATGTCGTGCTATATTCTCCAGCTTCGGTATGCAAAAGACAGTCACCCAACTGGAAATACTACGGGTAATCTTGAACCATAAAGGAGGCAAGGGATTGATCGTTTGCCCTAAGCGTGTGGTAGTCGAGTTCCTAACACAAGCGGAACAACACTTGCACATGAAAGTAACTTATGTCCGAACTATGGCAGATGTGATGATATGTCCTACCGACATCATGGTAACAAACTACGAACGTGTGCGTGATGGTGAGGATGGAGTGAGAATAGATCCGTCCTATTTTACTGCAACATCATTGGATGAAGCCAGCGTGTTGCGCGGATTCGGCACCAAGACCTATCAGGAGTTTCTACCGTTGTTCTCGGGTGTCCCTTACAGGTTTGTTGCTACGGCTACACCTTCGCCAAACAGATACAAGGAACTTATACATTATGCTGGTTATCTTGGTGTGATGGACACCGGACAGGCTCTTACTCGATTCTTTCAGCGAGACAGCACGAAGGCGAATAACTTGACACTTTATCCGCATAAGGAAAAAGAGTTTTGGTTGTGGGTATCTACATGGGCGTTGTTCCTAACCAAGCCTTCCGACCTCGGTTATCCGGATACTGGCTATGAGTTGCCTGAACTCCGCGTACATGAAGAGATTGTGAATGTGGACAATTCTACGGCTGGAGCTGATCGTGACGGACAGGTGAAAATATTTCGTGAGGCTGCTCTCGGACTTGCTGACGCGGCAAAAGAACGCCGAGATAACATGCAGGAAAAGATTGCCCGTGTGGTAGAGATAATCAATCGCCCGGAAAACAAGGACGACCATTTCCTTTTATGGCATGACTTGGAAGCTGAACGGCTGGAACTATGCAAAGCGATTCCAGGTTGTAAGGCTGTCTATGGTTCACAAGACGATGAAGAAGCCGACAAGGTAATATCCGACTTCAAAGATGGCCGGCTGAAATACCTTGCAGCTAAACCGGAGATGCTTGGTGAAGGTCTGAACTTCCAGTATCATTGTCATAAAGCAATCATGTTCATTGACTACCGCTTCAACGATAAGTTCCAAGCGATAGCCCGTATATACCGCTTTATGCAGCAGCATCCCGTTGATCTCTATCTGGTCTATGCCGAAAGCGAGGGTGAAATATTTAAGAGCTTCATGCAGAAATGGGCACAACACCGGGAAATGGTCGCAAATATGACTGATATTGTCCGGCATAACGGTTTGTTCGGTTTGCAGGCCGAGGAAAAGATGATGCGCTGGATGTTCGCCAGTCGGGAAGAAAAATCCGGCAAGTTGTGGAAAGCAATCAATAACGATAATGTATTGGAATGTCAGAAGATGGAAAGTAACTCTGTAGATCTGATCGTAACCAGTATCCCGTTCTCAAATCATTACGAATACACGCCTACATACAATGACTTTGGGCACAATGAAGATAACGATAAGTTCTTTGAACAGATGGATTATCTTACACCAGAGTTAATGCGCATTTTGAAACCGGGTCGGTTGGCCTGCATCCATGTGAAAGATCGTGTTTTGTTCGGCAACGCCACGGGGGACGGTATGCCAACTATTGACCCGTTCAGCGAAATGACTGTATTTCATTACATGAAGCATGGCTTCCGATATATGGGACGCATTACGGTCGATACCGACGTGGTGAGGGAAAACAATCATACCTACCGTTTGGGCTATACCGAGATGTGCAAGGATGGTTCCAAGATGGGAATCGGATGCCCTGAATATGTATTGCTTTTTCGCAAGTTGCCTACCGATACCTCCCGCGCTTATGCCGACCAGCCTGTCACGAAGGACAAGAGCGAATACTCGCTGGCCCGTTGGCAGATCGATGCCCATGCAAGTTGGAAGTCTTCCGGCAATTCATTGTTGTCATACGAAGATATGAAAGGTGCTGGAATAGATAAGATTCGGCATTTGTTCCGTAACTACGAACGTGAACATATCTACAACTATGAAGAGCACGTTTCATTTGCTGAAGAGCTGGATGCATACGGGAAACTGCCAAAGACATTTATGGCCGTTGATCCGGTAAGCAAAAAGGATTGGATATGGGATGATGTGGTTCGTATGCGGACGCTTAACACCAAACAGTCGCAAAAGAAACGACAGAATCATATTTGCCCTCTTCAGTTGGACATCGTTGAAAGGCTGATTGAACGGTATTCAAACAAAGGCGAATTGGTATTTGATCCGTTTGGTGGTATTGGAACCGTCCCTTATTGTGCTGTCAAGTTAGGCCGTAGAGGTCTTTCTACGGAACTTAATTATGACTATTGGAAAGATAGCCTTACTTATTTGCGTGAGATTGAAATGGAAGTCGAGGCTCCTACTTTGTTTGATTTGATGGGAATTCCTGAAAAATTGACTGTATAATATGACCTATATAGACTACATAAACCTTTTTTGGAAGACATCACAGAACGTCAAATTTTCTTCGAACGAGGCGTACTTATACTTCTTCTTGTTAAGTGAGTGCAATATTCGGGGTTGGGAAAATCCGTTTGAATGTCCCAACAGGAGAATCATCCTATCGATCGGTATATCTGAACCTACCTTAATCGATTGCAGGAATAGATTACAGAGCAAGGGGTTATTGATATTTGAGTCAGGAAAAAGGAATGAAAAATCTCCCGTTTATTACTTAAATGATTTAAGTAAACACTTTAGTAAAACCTTTAGCAAACGCTTTAGTAAAGACTTAAGTAAAAATCTTAGCAAAGACCCAAGCATATTATATAAGACTAAAGAATATAAGACTATAGACTTAGATAATATACCCCCCACACCCCCCAAGGGGGTTGACAAAGCAAAAGAAAAAGAGCTTTTGGAAAAGGAGGAGGCTTTACGTGTTTTGGAAGAAGAGTTGAAGAAACGGGAGGCGGAACTGGGGGCACAATCGGACAATCCACCATCCAAACCGAAAAAGCGTCCTAATCCGTTGAACTCGGAAGCAAGGAAACTTTTCGAGGAACACTATCAGGCTCTTTTCTCATCCAGCTATTACTGGAGTGCGAAAGATGCGGGAAATATGTCTTCTTTGCTCAAGAAGTTGAAATTTCAACGGGAGAAGAAGAATTTACCTATTGACGACCAAGGCGTGTTGAATGCTTTGAAGTACTTATTGGATTCAATCACTGATGGATGGATATTGGAAAACTTCAGTGTGACGAATATTAATTCGAAGTTTAATGAAATTGTTTCACAGATAATGGCAAAGAAAAATGGACAAACAACAAGCAATACAACTGTTGTCACAGATAGACTCAACAACAGGCGTACTTCCTCCGGAACTGATGCCGAAAACAAGAGACGCGAGCGTGAGCATCTTGGGCGTCTTGCCGATGCCATATTACAACAGTCTGCGGCCCAAAACAGTAAATGACGTGTTTGATAGCCCAAGTTGCTCTATAGCGGTTATGAACAAAGAATTTGGAGAGACGCATCTTCGTGGATTTATGGTAAAAGTCTTGAATGATTTGATAGATTTTTTCAATGTCGGAAAATCGATCGGAGCGGTGCAAGTCGCACAAACAGTTGATCTGATTATTGATGAATACTATTTCTTTAAGCCTGATGATTTCAAGCTATGTTTTAATCGGGCGAAAAAGGGATTGTATGGAAAGGTTTATGATCGGATAGACGGGGCTGTTATCTTAGAATGGCTTGGCCGGTATGAGAAAGAAAGGGGGGCTATGGCCATGGATGATAGTATCAATAATTCCAAAAGCTGGGATATACCGGAAGGCGATAGGACTTCTAAAACATTGGAACAAGCGTACCATGAGTTTAGGAAGTATGATTTTGAACGAAAATATAAGGGGTAAATATTAAAAAAACATCAACAATTAAAAAGAAGTAAATATGAAAAGTTATCAATATGAAGAAATTGTCTTTTGGCTATCATTCATAGCCTACCTGATTAGCCACATAGCCAGTTTCGATATTTGGGTACAAAATCTATTGCTTATCAATGCTCTTATAAATATGTGCTGTGCTATTTATTATGCTTATAAGCATAGAAAAGACGATGACTAAAAAATATGAATATAGATACTGAATTTAACGTAGGAGATAGCGTATGCTATCTGAGTGGGGATGACATTATCCATACAACTATAAGCAAAATAATCATCGAAATATCCTATACTGATGATAGTTTTCTTATGGTTTATAAGCTGTCAGATGGACTTAGTGTACCCAGAAATAATTATCCCAAATGGGATAAAAGACTTTTTAAAGACAAAGAGAGTTTGATAAAATATTTATCTGATTCATAACAAATAAACAGACAATGTTACAGGACAAAATAAACTACTCCATTGCACTGCTGCGTAAGTGCGAGAAGATGGCGCTTGATTATGATCCGGAGAATGGCTTTTATTTGGCCTTTTCCGGTG